CCAAGAGCAGTTCCAACAAAAGGAATTGGAATTAATGTTCCAATAAGACCACCTAACCATAACCCCAAACCAGCACCAATTGCTTTAAATGCTGCCTTTCCTATAGGTTCTTTAAATACAAAAACATTTAGAGCAAAGTCAATTAATGCTCCGATAAGTGGAATCTTCTTCACAACAGGACTAATAAATTTCTTTGCAAATTTTAAAAGTGTTTTAGTACCACCTTTACCAAGAAGACCTGTTACTCCCTTTCTTGCTAAATTTGTTACCGTACCTCTTGCAAATTTTCCACCTAAACCTTTAATTGCATCCTTACCAAATCTTTGTTGAGCCTTTTTAAGTCCATGTCTTCGTATATATCTCCTCATCGTTTTATTCATCTTGAACCTTGCCTTTTTAGACAGTCCACCAAGAGCAGATGGTGGCTTCGGCAATAAAAGTTTCAACGCTTTACTAAGTAATAACTGAGGACCAAATACCATGCCAAGGAATCCAGGAACTATTAGTTTAGAACCATGCTTTTCTAAGAAATTAAAGAATCCTTGTACTTTTCCTTTATTATTACTCAACCATTTAAGTGCTTTATTAGCAAGCCATCCCTTTGCTAATGCACCAAAGAAACCAAATATTTTACCAAAGATACCTTGTACAGGTTTAGTAACCTTATCAAATGCCTTTCCTACAGTCTTATTAAGTTTCTTTACAGATTCTACCGAAGACTCTGCTCGACTTCTTCTACTCGAATCAGTTCCCGCCCTCATCGATGCTATTTCTGATTTCTCTTGAGATATCCTATTTGCAAAGTCAAGTGACAATGCATTACCAATATCCTTTAATATTGAATTTACTTCTGCTAATGATTGATCATTCTTCCTTATCTGAAGAATTCTTTTAATAGTACTGATCTTTTTCTCATTATTAGCAACTCTTTTCTCTAAATTATTATCCTGTGCAGAATCAGAATCATTTCCCCTAACTGCCAAATCAAGACTATCTGCAATATCAGGTTCCTTAGAAGCAAAAGGACTAGAACCTGCACCTATTTTTGCTCCTGATTTTTGAATTGGAGCAAGAGCACTTGAACTTGCATTTATTTTTCTCTTAGATGCTCTAAATGCTGCTATTCTTTCACCACTAGATAAGTATTCACCACTAGCAGTAGTTCCAGAACTCCATATGGGTTCCTTACTTATTTTCTGAGGTCTAGGTTTACCAATACTAGAAGCAACACTACGCATTCCAGCCCTAGCAGTACCTTTTAGAGCACTTCTACCCACTGTTGCCAAAGCACCTTTTGATCCCGACCTTATAATCGCTGATGATGCTACTTTAATTAGTGCTCCCCATGCCATCTTATTTTACACTCCTCCTTTTTGCTGGTGCTTTAAATTTTCTTCTTCAATATATTGTTGTAGAAGTGAAACATAAACTTCTCTTTCCCAAGGTATCATGTTTTCTAACTCCGTTAAGCTATATTTATGATGTTGCATAAGGGCAAAATTTGTCCTATAAAGATTCTCTAGACTCTCATGAGCTAGAGCTAACTGAAAAAAGATGCTAAACCCTCCAATACAACTGTACTTTCTACTTTTGTCTCAGGATTAGTCACTTTAATATTATGAGTCAATTTTGGCATAGTAGCAAAAAACTTTTCTACTTCCTTAAATTGCTTAGAATTCATAGATTCGACAAAATCTCTCAACTCCTTTTTTGTACATTCAGAAGCTTCCCATGCTTCATCTTGGTTATATACTTGTCCTATACAAGTCATAATAACCTCTAAGGATTCATCAACCTGACTTTGATCAGTATTAGTATCAAAATTAGCCTCAATAAATTGATTAAGAGAAGGGTAATTCATCTGAACAGATAAATCGTCATCTAATTTAATAATATTAGTATGTTCTGGATCTCTTTTAATTTTGATAGAATCAATGTCAATTTGCATTTGAACCTGTGTCTTTCCATCATCTGGACAGGTTACATTGACTTCGACAGTTTCACCAACAGATTTTGCACGAACATTTAAAAACAAATATTCTATGTCAAAAGTTGCTAGTTTATCAATTTTAATGCCTCTACTTAAAATGCAAGTACTAAGAACATCTTTGATTGCAGTAGTAATTTGCTTTGTATCCTCAGATTCCAATGCCATGATTAGAATCTTTTCTTCCCGAACTAAAAAAGGTCTATATTTAACTTTTTTACCACTAGAAGGTAATACCAACTCATAAGTAGGTGCAGAAATTTTTGGTAATGGCATAATAAATTATAACAATTCGTATAGTATATATGGAGCTTTATTTGACGATATAACGATCATATGCAAATTGAACCGTGACCTTTGTTAAATCAGCACCTCCATACTGAACAGGTATAGATGTCATACCCTTGGGAAATGCATTTATAAATTCATAAGCCAAACATTTACCATTATCAGCATAATTTCTTTCAAATTTAGCAATTTCCAGTTTACCACATTTATATCCAATCTTTCCACCATTCATCGGATAATTAAATCTTCTGTAATAACCTTGAGTTTGAGAACCACCTGTATTATTATCAACTCCAGAAATATAATCCATCCAACCCTCAAAGAATTTTAATGTATTATAATTTTGATCGACATAGAAAGTAAAATCACTGTCTATGTATATTCTTGTATGAGCAAACTGTTGATTAATACCATGAAAATTATCTTTAACTTCTGATGTAGCAAATGAACTAGTCGGCAAAGTTGCTTCCGAACACATTATTCCAATATCTTTACCTGTAGCATAATTATTAGGAATATCATAAGTTCTACCTAAGTATCCTGCTAAAGCTCCAGTAATTCCAGATATATTGACTTGATATTGGTTATTCAATGACAACTTACTAATGTCCATTTTAGTAAGTGCACTCATCTTAAAATTTTGAATAAGACCTGCCACTCTAAATACCTTATATTAATATTATATTATAAAGTATTTAGATGTCTTATAAAGGAAGATATCAACCGAATAATCCATTAAAGTATAAAGGTAACTTTCGGAATATCATTTACCGTTCTCTATGGGAACTCAAATTCATGAAATATTGTGATAGCAATCCCAATATTCTGGAATGGGGAAGTGAGGAATTTTGTCTACCCTATAGATCTCCATTAGACAATAAGGTTCATAGATACTTTCCAGATTTCTATATTAAAGTGAAAGAAAATACAGGACAAATAAAAAAATATATTATTGAGGTCAAACCTCAAAGACAATGCATTGAACCGAAACCACAGAAAAAGAAAACACGAACATATATCTACGAAGTTCGTGAATATGCAAAGAATCAAGCAAAATGGAAGGCAGCTGAAGAATATTGTCTTGATAGAGGATATGAATTTAAAGTATTGACAGAAAAAGAATTAGGTATTGGAAGATGAGTCGAATAAGATCCGTAAGAGATAATTTAATTGGAACCGAAGATCCAGATGATTTAATGATAGAGTTAATGGATGCACTTGGTAGTAGTGAAGTATCACGTCCAGATGTAGGAAAATATTATATTTTTGTATATGCACCCAAAACCCCCAATCTTCGTTATGATCAAAATCCACTAGTTGCGGTCACACAAATTTTTCCATGGGGATTCCGTGGTGTAAATTTTCATTGGAATGATTATCGTCAATATACATGGGGTGAGGTTGTTGGACAGATATATGAAGTCTTCTCTGAAGAACTAAATGACATTGATGGAATACCTTTTCAAAAATTCCGTCTAAATAGTTAAATAATAAATAATATCTTCTAGATATATGGCAGAAGAAAAGAAAAATTGGTTACAAAAAAGTTGGAGTGTAGCTTCAGGATATACTACTAGAGTTGCTGGTGGACTTGCTGATCATGTGACTGGTGGATTGACTGATTTTGATAAAAAAGGAAAAGGTTGGAATAATCTTATCGGTCCTGTAGGTGGTGGTGAGGATGGGAGATGGTCTACTAGAGCAGAAGCAAAAGCAGAAAAAGAAGCACAAGAAGCAGAAAAAGCAAAACTAAAATCACTTTCAGAAATTACTAAGGACACACCAAAGAAAGGAGCTCCCGAAAATCTACCAAAAAATCTAAGATATCCATTTAGTTCCATTGATGCATCAATGGATTTCATTAAATTTACAGTCTTTAAATATAAAAGAAATCAGAATAAACGTGAAGGAGATAATACAAGTAGTTATGTCACAAGAGATCAAAATCAGCTAATGGGATTGTGGTTAGGAGATATTATTCTTCCCATACCAGCACAACTTAGTGATACCAATACTGCGAACTATGGTCCCAGTAGTATGAACTTCATGCAAGAAAAAGGATTGGATGCTGCTCAAGCTTTAATAGGACAAGGAGGAACGGATAAAGCTGGTAAATCAATTAATGCTGTGATTGAAGGATTAACTAGTAAAGCTGGAAGTCAAGCAGTCAGTAATTTCTTTTCTGCACAAGCAGTTAATCAATTAGGTGGAAATCTAAGTCCTGCTCAAGTTTTAGCAAGAGGAACTGGTGCTGTCATAAATCCAAATATGGAATTATTATTCTCTGGTCCATCATTGAGAAATTTTTCATATTCATTTAAAATGACACCAAGATTTGAACAAGAGGCACATACTATTAGAACTATTATTAAAGCATTTAAAAGAAATATGGCTCCTAAAGGTGCTGGTGGAAATTTCTTAAAAACACCTAATATATTCCAGATCCAATACCTATATGAAGGAAAACCTCATCCATATTTAAATAGAATTAAATTATGTGCTCTGACAAATGTAGCAACAAATTATACGGGAGATGGAACATATGCAACCTATAGTGATGGTTCTCCAATTTCTATGCAATTAACTCTCACATTCTCAGAACTCACACCAGTATTTAATGAAGATTATGAACCATATTCATCAAACACAGACGGAGTAGGTTACTAAAATGGGTTATTTCAGAGAACTACCAAACGTAGAATATCAATCTTTTCTATCAGATAGTATTTCATCACAAAGTTATCTGACGGTTAAGAACTTATTCAGAAGAAACAAACTACGTGATGATTTACAAAATGTCTTCACAATCTTCGATAAGTATGAAATCATAGAAGGTGCAAGACCTGATACTGTAGCAGAAGAATATTATGGTGATGCAGAATTAGACTGGGTTGTTTTAATTACTGCTGGTATTATTAATGTAAGAGATGAATGGCCTCTCTCAAATAGAGACTTATATCACTATGCATATCAAATTCATGGTGATAATTTAAGTTCTGTAAGATATTATAAGACTACAGAAGTAAAAGATTCGCAAG